CGTCAATCGCGCAATTGATATCTGGTCGGAGCGATATTGGACCAGCCCACATCTAAGGACACTCGGGGTCAAAGTGGTAACATATCCCGCAGTTACGGCGCTTAAGGCCAAGGGGCCTTGATCGAACATTAAGCCTCGGAAACGTTAAGTCATTTCATAGCTATGAATATATATAATAAATTGATCCATATATTCAATCAAACTCAAAACTTAGTTGACATTAATGCTCTAAGTCCGGACATAGCAATGTCCGAGACCACGTTGGATGACAACGCTTTTTTCGCCACATTTAATGCGAAACCACCGATCTTGTCATAGATTGAATCTTCTTCCTGATCGGCTTATATGGTCGGTAAATGTATAGCGACTTCTTTAAGCAGCTGCTAATCCGTATTGGTAGCTCTGGGCCCTTAATCACTAGTCCAAATTCTAAAATTGGTAGTTGGTACAAATTCATAGGTCACCTTGACTTCTACTCTGAACGTATCAGTAGCGGCTAGCCCTGTAGCTACAAAGTATATGGCGTTACGTAAGTGGTTAACGCATGTATCTTGATCGCCAGCGATACCTAAATTAGTAATGGGCCCACTCAACGCATACTGTGCGGTAGCCAAATTGTCTTGCATAAATACTGAGTCTATAACGTCAGTAGGCAACCATACGTAATCATGTTCCTCCTGGTGAGAGGCATTGGTAGCTTCGTACGAAGTGGGATAGTTCCTAATTTACGATTGAGTCGGTATAGGGATCGAAGGTCCACTTACGGTGAATACACCATAATTCTGCAGTATACTAGTATCTTTACCAGGTATCTATATCATGTTTATGTAGCCTTGCCTGGTTATCTAAGGGGAAGTAGGGATCACTCTAACGCCTAACCGCACCGTACGAGCGGAGACCCATCGTGGATTATAGTTAGTGCCGTAAATACTACTAGAGCCTTAGAACCCGCTCAACGGTGACGCGATATTCTTTGATACGTCGCTAGAGGAGCCTGACCCTTGGGAAAACACAGTAATGAACCTAGTGTTAGCAAAAGGTCCACCAACTGCGGAAGACTGTACCACACCTCCAGTATTGGTCATCTACAGGTCATTATAGGAATGTGGAAATATGGTAAATACAGATCCGTACGCACCCACAGGAATTATCCCGGTGGGTACGACAGGACTCCCTGTACCAGTTCCTAGCACGGCAGTCAAGTCAAACTCTAATGTTTGTTCTAACAAGCCTGTATTGAGGGGGTAATCAAAGTATGGTTTTATGGCCTCTGTCTTGAAAGGTTTCAACAACGATGATACAAACGGGTTATGCAAAGGTTTAACGTACCCCGTCTTATTCTATTTCATCTATGTGTTCATCTTTTGTTTCTCTTTCCCTACGGAAGCGTAATTGAAATCATCACCAGCGTATTGGCTGGCTATTTGTTTCTCCTTCCCAATGATGGTGAATTCTGACTTACCGGTTTTGTGGACATTGATTTATTCATGCCCTACTGATGCGTAATCACCGAGTCTCACTTCATTGCCATCAGCATCCAGTACCATCATGTCATCATAGTCGATGACTTGATTAAAAGCGTCTAATTGTGATTGCAGCTCCTCCAGCACCGCGTGCAAATTGTTCTCAGTACACTGACAAGCGGCTAGCTGACAGACCGGACATACTTGTACCGCCAGCTAATTAGGTTACTCGATATCTGAATTTACGGTCTGTTGCGTCACTTTAGCTAGAGGCTCGTGGGACTGGTCTATCTGGCGACCCACGGGGGCATAACCATATTAAGCACCCACGCTGACGATGTCGCCTTTGTGCAAGACGATTCTCCTGCCAGCACGTTTGCTCTTGGTTTAGTTGCTGGTTTTTTGAGTGGTTTTTACTGTTGGTTTTTGAGACCTCTATTACACAGTTGGCTTGCTATCTTTTTGTGTGGATTTTTTCTAATGATAGCGCTATCCTTATACGGATATCCGTGATGGATCAAAAGCAGCTAACTCCTCTTTAGTAAGATGCCCGCTGCGCAAGTAGGCCACTAGTTACACTGGTCCTGCTTTAGGGTGTGAGGCTAGGTATTGGGATTTAAGTCGTTTGATTTTCCCTCCAAGGCCTATCTCAGTGCCAACTGCTACATAATTACCGTCTGCTATAGATTCAATTGTACGGTGGACAATTTGAGTACTCAGTGAACCCGTCACTGATACGGCTAATGCAGCTAACGATGAAGCGTTGCATTAATTTTGCTTTTCCGAAGTTTATTTGGTGTTTGTAATTAATTTAGTATGATCATACAAGGGAATTAACCTAGTAGAAAAGGCTCCGTAATAATTCTCACGCACCGCCTGGTCGTGATACTATTTGTAAAATAGCTTATTAGCCTGCGGGATATACGACTGATCTGTCAATCGCTTAAACCCGCCCAAACTATGGTACCGCTCAAAATAGTACTCCATATCACCGGCTCTGTCACCCAAATATTTCACCAAGCTCTGATACAAGATGCAAGGTATGGCTTAATCCGATTTCTGTAGCCTTATCTAGTGTTTCCAATAAGCACTCAGTCCTTTTTCTAATAAAAATTCGGCCCCTTATGGCAGGTTAGGCAATCGAACGTTCATCAGCTCTACTATCATGTCTTTTGGCAGAGCGTCTTTTAATGAATGAGCTAAACAGTTGGCTAAAACGTCGCCGCTGATGTCGTAAGCGTCGGTTTTACATTATATATCAAATATGCGTCCAGGTTACCGTGCATAGTAGCAGCCCATAGCTGACACGAATCCTATTTTACTAAGGAATGTAAACTCTCCGGGTTAATGAACTGTAACTTCCACAACGCATTGACCTATGCCTTACTCGCCGTAAAGTGTCCGTGAATATAATTATTCCCCCATCCATAACCAATCAGCAATGTGATGTGATTCCATACTTATTAATTGGTCATCTCCGCTCACAGCGAAGTCAGCCTTAAACAGTGGATTTCTGTATTGCTGTACATACCACTCGGCGAATAATAGATTATTCAATGTCCTCATCGAATTACCGTCTGTGGTACTAGCTTTCCCGGAGCACATTGTCCCATATAAGCTGCATGTGAATATGCATTTCCTGTTTTTGCCTTTACCTACAAATAGTTAATATCTGGTGTTGGATCCGCAGTTAACACGGTAGGCCTCCGTCTAATGAGCGCGCACGACGTCCAATTTGTCATATAGCGCGGTGCTGGTCACGACGTAGTTGTCCACACACTCCCTCATCCACATGTGTTAAGTGCTATCGAACCGCTTATTATCCTAAGTAACGAATATAGGATTTTGAAATCGTTTGGACATTTAATAAACGCGTCTCTCTATCCATGCATTCGTTCTAGCAAAGGCGATTCTCTCGTCTTGCAACAACGCTTAACTAATTACTTGGGACACTGCTCCGCCATATATTATGACGCATTCAGGAGGGTCAGCTAAGCTCCTAGGTTCTTTCTCTTCTAATGAAGATAATGGTGTCAGCGTATATTCTCGGTCTTTGCTCTTAGAATTGTGGTTAAAATTCACGACTCCGGCTACCTATTGTTTTTACAATCTATGCGCTTTCTACAAATATGCTTTATATTTCTGTGGCATGTCTTCTTTGACTTTAGCAAGATATCGACGTAAACATGGCCTTATACCACTATCATTTATCTACTCGATTAATTAATTCAAAAAGGGGGCGGTCCTGCTAAACCGTTCATACATCTCCTGAATGGCAGGGTCTGCTGTCAGATGAGCAGCGGCTTGTCGTTGGAATAGCCCTGATAGACAATTTATTGGGCAGCTAGTAAAGGTCTATATCATTAGCCCTTGATCCAAATCCGGTATGTCCGTGAAATTGGTACGAATCGGTTCGTTTGCACACGTGCAATATTGAAGCATCTCGTCGTACATGTCGCCAAATCTGGCTCTGGTTACGGGCGCCAATCGACGACCCGCCTAAACACTGAAACTATGTCCGAAAAATTTGAATTGAGTCATAATCTGGTTGTTATAGTTAGCAGAATCCAAGAATTTCTCACGGGAGGTATGTTTTCTGATTCCAATCACCTCGCCCCTGGCACTGCCTATGGAAGCGAAAGCTACGGTGTGCATAACTTTAGTAGTTTTGAATAGTAATGCGAGCGCATGCAATGCGACTGTACCTCCGTAACACGCCCCGATGCCGATAGTGGGATACAAAGCCCATCTGTAGTAACTAGCCACCTTACGCGTGGCTGACCAACACAATGTTAGCCATTGGCGCCACGACCTATGCATGACAAATTCGCCGTTCAAGGGTGCGCGATTATCGAACAGTGCGAAGAAACGCTAGTAGGGCGTTAATGTGACATCCCTGATCAATACCTGTTTTTGGACTTCCGCTTCTAAATAGATGAATGCCCTAGTAAATGTTTCGTGCAATTCCGAATCAGGGTCGTTTAATATCGTAGAACGGGCTGAGACGTTGGCCCGCCCGAACTCGCGTATTGCGGCATTGATCCGTACTTGATAGGTTTACGGGGTAGCGAACATGGTGAGGGTAAATTCCGCACGAGTTCTATCAACGGTCATCCGATCTGCTGTGACGTCGCAAGCTAATGCTGTACTATATACTTTCGTCATATTCAGTTTAACGGGCAAAGGCCTGTGAATTATTTCGCCCAATAAAACCACGAGCGCATTGTAACCGATCCTTACAGTGGCAACGGCGTCCGCATACATGTCTTACCAGTCATCATCAAATGTGTATTAAAGCACATTGGTATAGCCAAGGCCATCCTGTAGCAAAGCTACTCCTGGGGTCTCTGTGAGTCTTATAGTATAAGCGTCAAAAGTGGTAAACACATTACGATTACGTTACACGTTGTTTATCACCACCCTACAGTTAAGTCTAGTTAAATGTGAGAAAAACTCTTCGACCGACTCTGTGAGGGGTAAACGACGGTCAGCGACCACGCTTCTATAAGATAATGCAGCAGTCTTTGGCGTGATAAGTATGTGAGGTCGTTGTGAGGGTACCTTATCAGTAGCTCGCATGAATGGTACTACTTATCTTGCGCGAGCCCACTCTTTCCGCTATTATTCAGTCCATACGCGATCGGAGTTGCATCCTATACGATCACGAATGTTGGGCGCATAATGTAATATTCTAATAGTATCTCCTGCGAATATCGATTAGTCTAATAGATCACATTGAGGGAATTCCATACTCAAATTTATGCTGTAGTTCACTGGTTTCAAAGATTATATGACCTTGTCATATTATTGCCATAAATAGTCGGCTGTGTCTAACCGACAGAAAAGCGCATAATCGAATTCGTCCTCGAAGGTCCGTGGGCCATATTATCTGATGGGTTCGTGTTACAGAATGACTACTGGTTCAAGTAAGTCAACGGTCTGGGGCTGTGCAATAGCTACTTACTACAATCGATCAGCTAGTTCTACTGGGTTTAATTTCGCATGATCAGATAAAATGAAGGGTGTTGTAGCGGCACGGCTGTCGTGTGATGACGCAAACCACTTTGTATCCGTCATATCACGCACTGTCTCAAGAGCGATGTCCAATGGGACCGTTTCGGTTTGGGCATGTATGGATTGTACAGACACACCAGGGTTTAATGAAAAAGCTCTCTCGACAGCTAACTCAATAGGTGTCACCAAATCATGACGTATCCACACGTGGAATATCCCTTGAGCATAGCCGACTTTAAAAGGGCTAAAGTCGTGATTTTTAAACCCGGTAAACAAGCCCGTTGTAAGGTTCGGTGCTATGAAGCGCTTAAAAACGCCATCCAAATTGGGTTGTGTCCCTAACCATTTAACGCGTAACGGCCATGCCCACGCCTCGACCAAAGCGTGAGCCTTGTCGTTTTTGTCGGCGTTGGCTGTGCGGGCGCTAACAATACATGGAGCAGTCGTAAAGAATTCATTGACTAAATTCTTGAACACTGAAATCTGCTCAGGGCTTCCTTTCCACGCATTATAGTGTTGTGCCTGCAATAGTTCAGCTATTGCATCGGCTCTATAGACATAAAGCATCAAAGCAGTGCCAACACACATGTCAGCATTTAAATCAGGCGCGGAATAGTAGATTTGCACTTCGTCGCCACTTTTAAACCAAGCACGTGTGCCATGATAGCCCGTTCTGTTGATCTGACTACTACTGTCTGTAACGAAAGTGGGTTCCTTAACTTGTTTATCCGCTGCTTTATCGGCTTGTTTCCTAGCGTTGTGATTCTATTTCTTCAGTATACCTTTTTTCGTCGTGGATTACTGAGGTGTGAGTGGAATCATAGATGTAGAAGGTGTGATCGGTATAAGCTCCTCAACAACGTGTGTGCCGGTAATTATCACATTTTTTCTTAGCGGGATCTTGGATGTCGAAGGTTCCTATCTGTTTTTGTGCGAACTCTTGATTGCGAGCTCTCCACGAGGAGCTAACTCGCTAGCCTTATTAACAACAACTGCGGGTGTCTTCACAGTATTACAAGTCTCGCCCAACTTATCGTATCCCAATGCACTCAAGGCTCTAACTTACGCTGCCGTCAGTTTTTTCTTCTTGGGTTTTGTTTTCCGGCCGTATATATCACGTACAAGTGATAAACCAGGTACCTATGTGAAGTCTGGTTCAGCTATGTAATCATCGTCGTAGTCGGAGAATGTCATGGGCTCCATACCGATGGGGGCGAACATGTTATAATACCCCTTGTAATGATACCACGTTAATGTGTTAGGTTCCCCAGTTTGTCGGTATTGCATTAACGACTACTACTGGTTATCTGCCCTTATAGGGCCTTCCTTTTCCTGTGCTGCGCCGACCATATTATTATCGGTATTATAGGTTGCACAAGTATTGCTCTCATCAATTTCCTAAATAGTTGAACAGAGTAGTTCATTAATAACGCCCGCTCTTAACGGTTTGGCAGTATTATGGAAGTGAAAATTGATTGGATAAGTAAACGCTTATCCTCGTTTCTGACTCAGTAACTTTGCAAAACAACTCCGGATTGGAATGGCCCGCTATACCGCGCACTATGTAGAGTCTGCCCCTGCATAGCACTGACGAACATAGGTTTGATCCTACCTTCGTGTGGTAATAGTGTCCATTATCGTAACCGCTCTTAACGGTATGATAAGGTGCTTTGTAAATG